TACTGCTGACAATGATATTAATGCGTTGAAAAACAACGGTTCTATCCCTGAAGGCTACACAGTCAACAACTACTTGACAGACACAAACGCTTGGTTCTTGTGTACTGACGTGCCTAACGGTCTGAAGCACTTCATCCGCTCTCCTTTGGAGAACAAGATGGACGGTGACTTTGATACCGGTAACGTTCGTTACAAGGCCCGTGAGCGTTATAGCTTCGGCTGGTCTGATCCATTGGGTACCTTTGGTTCACCCGGTTCAGCCTAATAAAACGGCCTCACGAGGGCTATTTAGGGCCACCTTCGGGTGGCCTTTTTGTTGTCACAAAGGTAAACTACGATCAGATTGCAGCCGCTGTGGTTGCATAAATTTAGGGGCATATCATGAAATTTGAAATGGAATTTGGTTACTTTGGTAACAACAAGCTGTCTATTGAGACACACGATTTTGAGATGATTGAAATTTTCCAGAAGTTCGTGCAATTTCAGGAAAACTACGGTTGGGCAGTTGAATATGATGTCGTGCTTAGCGATGAAGAGTTGAAGACGAAGACGACACTGAAGAAGAATTAGATGGCGCTGAGACTGAAGCCGCTGAAGAAGCTGCCGATAACAAGTAATACTAAGGGGCTTCGGCCCCTTTTTTCTTTTTGGCTTTTTTAGCAATACGTTCGTCGTGATGGTGAATGCGGTGGCAGTTGGCGCATAGCACAATACACTTTTGGACCTCTTCCATAGCCCGTTTAAATGCACGGTTTTTTATCAACTTATTAACCGACTCTTCCTTGGTGCTGCTGTCCACGTGGTGGAAGTCAAACGTAGCAGGGTGGTCTTGCCCACACTTTACGCAGGCTAATGTAGCTTTAAAGCTACGCCACTTGTCTTTATACGCCTTGGCAGACGCTTTACTTGCCGCGATTACAGTCGCTTTATTTTTTTCATAGTACGTATTTGCGTACGTCTTTTGTTTAGTTTGCTTAACTTTTGGGTCTTTATACGGCATGTTTGATCCGATACCGCCAGTACAACGCCGTTTTGAAACCCCAAGGTTTAGATGGCTCAAACATTTTGAAACCTATAGCTATCAAACTGTTAGCGGATGCGGGGTTTTGGTGGGTGTCCGTGATGACCCAATTCATGCCTAGTCTCTTGGCCACTTTAAGGCGCTGTCGGATAAGCCGCTTCTGGAGTCCCTGTCCTTGATGAGTTGGTACAACGCCTGCGCGACATAGGTACATAGTGTCAGACCAACGAGTAGAGGGGACAATACCACCAAAGCCAGCGGCTTCACCGTCTTGCGAGTAAACAACATGCCAGTATCCTTGTGTAATTGGGTAAATTTTGTCGTGGGGGAGACATGCTTTTTGAAGCAAAGTCAACAACTGCACCACCTCTGGCTGACGGATATCAACAGGGACGACACGGTATTTCATGCCCCTATAATGCCGGAGGATTGTGACAAGAAAAATAATTGTTGCGCACTTAAAAATACCGTGATATAAACACAGCAATCCGGGCTTTCCGGTGCATCAAACAGTCCCGGCTGACGACATACCGATTGATGCACTTAACTTGTATGTAAGGAAAAATCATGGGATTTGCATCACACCTAGGCCCTTGGCTGCTCGGTACTGTTAAAAACACTACTGGCACTACTGCTGGCACGATCCGCAACATGGGCGCAACTGTTGTTACACAGACTGGCCTGACCACTGTAGCTGACACCACTGCTACTACAGAATTTGTTTTGCCTGCTGGCGCACAAATCATAGAATTCTTTGTAGACATCACCACTGCTTACGCTGGTACTACTGGTAACACCATCACCATTCAAACCGCCGCTGGTAACTCTTTGGCTACTGTTGGTGGTGCTACAACTACACCTTTGGCTGTTGGCCGCGCAACTGTGACTGTTACAGGCGCACAGATCGGTACATATCTGAATGTTGGCTCAACTGACTTAATCGTCCAAGCGGTTTACGCTTGCGCTGGTACAGCCAGCGGCGGTGCTGCTACGATTACATGCGTGTACGTCGTGCGTGAATCTAACGGCGCTGCTAACCCCAGCCAAGTCTAATTAGTCTAGGGGGCTTCGGCCCCCTTTTACAAGGAGATTAATTATGATGCAGACAGACGTAAAAGCCACGCACCTTGACGCAAGCGGCGTTATCTTTGCGGGCCCAACCCGTGTCAAAGGGTTCTCCGTATCTCCCGGCGGTACAGCCGGAGAGGTTGAATTTTTTGATAACGCCACTACAAACTCTGGCACTATTCGTTTAACCCTTAACGTTTCAACAAACCAAGCTCTAGATTCATTAGCAATCCCGGGCGAAGGCATTAAGTTCTTTAATGGTGTTTACGTTTCAATGCCAGCTAACACACACTTGACCGTTTATTATGGCTAAGTCTCCCGCATGGACTCGCAAAGAAGGCAAAAACCCCGAGGGTGGCTTGAACGCCAAGGGGCGAGCCTCCGCCAAAGCGCAAGGCATGAACTTGAAACGTCCCCAGCCGGAAGGCGGCTCACGGCGCGACTCCTTCTGTGCAAGGATGAGTGGCATGAAAAAGAAACTGACCAGCGCAAAGACAGCAAACGATCCGAACTCACGCATCAATAAGTCTTTAAGAGCGTGGAACTGCGCGGAAGGTGGCTATGTAACTGCGGCTGATGGCTGCGCTACAAAAGGCAAGACTAAAGGGCGGTATATATGACCCAGCATGACACAGCTAAAGCGGTTGCAGATGGCGCAGCAGTCTTAACAACTGTTGGCGTTATGGTTACGTGGCTTCCGCCTTTAGCTTCTTTGTTTACGATTATCTATCTTGGTCTTCGCATCTGGGAAACAGATACCGTTCGTGAAATAACTAATCGCAAGAAGGCAAAAGATGCCAGCGAAGAGTGAAAAACAAAAGCAGTTCATGGATGCGGCTGCACACAACCCGAAGTTTGCAAAAGCTGCGGGCGTACCGGTATCGGTCGCTAAAGAATTTAGCGGCGCGAGTAAAGGGATGAAGTTTGGTAAGGACACAAATACGTCCCGCCCCGATCTTCAAAAAGTTAACAAACCTAAGACACTTCACGGGAAGATGTCAATCATGAAAGAAGGCGGTGATACTATGACTACAAAGATGGGCAAACCTACGATGAAAAAAGGTATGAGCATGGCTAAAGACGGCATGAAGCGTCCTACGCCTATGGCTGATACATCCATGATGGGTATGAAAAAAGGCGGTATGGCTAAAGGCGGCGGCGTTGAGTCTAAGGGTAAAACTAAAGGCAAGATGGTTAAGATGAATATGGGCGGCAAAGCCTGCTAAGGAGTTAACATGAGTCCAGCAGAAAAAGCAGCGCGGGAAGAGATGGCCGAGCGCAAAATGAATGCGGCCACTGAAAAAGCTTACTCTGAGTCTTTAACTAGCACAGAAGAAGCGCCTAAAAAGAAAGACCCACGCGACGCTGTTCGTGGACAAAAAGGTTACGCTAAAGGTGGTATGACTGCTTCTAGCCGTGCTGATGGCTGCTGTACCAAGGGTAAAACACGCGGAAAGATGGTGTAACTATGGCTACAAAATTACCCTACCCTTCACGGACTGCTCGAAATTCGGACGTATTTCAAACACCCGGAGCACGCTACGACCTTACACAAGAGGCGGCAGCAAACGCTTATAACGATATGCTTCGCGCACGTGTTATGAAAGATACAGCAAGCGGTAGGGCTGACGACCCTATGTATGGTGTGGCTGATGCACGGGAATTAGAAACGCTAGCCAACACTCCCGAGCGTGGTTTTGGGCCAACACTTGCAAAACGTGAATTAGCAAAACGTTCCGAAGAAGGCGAATTCGCTGCTCCCGGAACCGGAGATTTAGGCCAATTTGCTGGTGGTAGCGGCGGTGGCGGTAGTGGTAAACCACGATTTGATGAAGAAGGCATGAGTGTTGAAGCATTCAAACGTGGAGGCAAAGTTAAAAAGATGGCTTCCGGTGGCATGACTTCTAAAGCGTCTTCAGCTTCCCGCCGTGCTGATGGTATTGCCACTAAAGGTAAAACCAAAGGCAGGTTTGTATGATAGCCAGCCGTGGGATGGGAGCTATCTCCCCCAGTAAAATGCCCAAAGGCAAGCGTAAGGCTCGTCGGGACGATACTGACTTCACGCAATACGCCGAAGGCGGTAAAGTGAATGCGGCTGGTAATTACACAAAACCTAGTCTTCGCAAGAGGATTGTGTCTCAAGTAAAGTCAGCAGCAACGCAGGGGACTGGCGCAGGTCAGTGGTCAGCCCGCAAAGCTCAGCTAGTTGCCAAGAAGTACAAGGCGGCTGGCGGGGGTTACCGAGATTGAAAGCGCCTCAAAAATCATTGAAGGATTGGGGCGACCAAAAATGGAGAACCAAAAGTGGTAAAAAATCTTCTGACACAGGTGAAAGATACCTTCCTTCTGCTGCGATTAAAAGTCTCAGTCCAAGTGAGTATGCTGCAACAACGCGTGCGAAACGTGCTGGCAAAAAAGCCGGAAAACAATTCGTAGCGCAGCCCAAAACAATTGCGAAGAAAACTGCAGGATTTAGATAATGGCAACCACTTCTGGCGCATCAGGTTTTAATCTCCAACTCGACGAATTGGTCGAGGAGGCGTTTGAACGCGCCGGTGGTGAGCTGCGCACTGGCTATGACTTGCGTACTGCTCGTCGTAGTTTGAACATCATGTTTGCAGATTGGGCCAATCGCGGTATCAATATGTGGACTATAGAGCAGGGTGAGATCACTCTTGTTCAGGGCCAGAATACATACGCTCTACCAGACAACACGGTTGATCTAATTGAGCACGTTATTCGTACGCAGCCTAACGCAGCTAATACACAGGCTGACTTAACAATCACACGTATTAGTGTTTCTACGTACGCTACGATCCCCAATAAGATTCAGCAAGCCAGACCAATTCAAGTCTGGATTCAGCGATATAACGGCCAAAATACCCCAATTGCCGCTACGCTCACAACAACGATTACGGCTACCAGCACATCAGTTGTGTTGAATGACGTACGGGGTTTACCCGCTACTGGCTTTATTAAGATTGATGACGAGATCATCAATTACGGTTACATCACGCAGAACACAAACGCCAACTCTGGCACGCTGTTTAACTGCTCTCGTGGCCAGCAAGAGACTATTGCTGTGGGACATACCGCTACCACTGCCGTGTACTGGGCGCAGGTTCCGGCTATTACAGTTTGGCCGACTCCTGATGGATCACAGCAGTACACATTTGTTTACTGGCGCTTACGCCGCACGCAAGACGCAGGTGGTGGTGTGAACGTGATGGACGTACCGTTTAGATTTATCCCTTGCTTGGCCGCTGGCCTTGCGTACTATTTGGCGTTGAAGATTGCTGGTGGCGCTGAGCGTTTGCCGGTATTGAAACAGCAGTATGACGATGCTTGGGAATTAGCTGCAACCGAAGACCGCGAGAAGGCGGCTATTCGCTTTGTACCTAGACAACAGTTTATTGGTGGTGGCACTTAATGGGCAATAGGTTTGCTTCTGGTAAGAACAGTATCGCCATGTGCGATCGCTGTGGCCAGCAATACAAATTAAAATTGCTTCGTAAAGAGATTATCAAGACAAAGAATTACGACTTGTTGGTTTGCCCCGAGTGTTGGGATCCCGATCAGCCGCAGTTGCAGTTAGGTATGTACCCAGTGGATGATCCACAGGCAGTACGTAATCCACGTACAGACTCAACTTACATTGCAGCGGGCATAAACACTAATGGCAACCCGACAGGTGGTTCTCGAGACATTCAGTGGGGCTGGGCACCTGTAGGCGGGGCCAGTAATTTTGATACAGAGTTAACGCCAAACTACTTGGTGGCAACGGCATTTGTTGGTACAGTTACGGTAACAGTTACTTAAGGAGTCTAGTATGGACAAGAAAGATTTAGCTCAAGACAAGAAGATGATTAAGTCTGCTGTCGGTAAGCACGAGAAAAATATGCACCCCGGCAAGAAGCCTACAAAGCTTAAAGCTGGTGGCCCTACATCTGAAGATCGTATGCGCTTAGGGCGCAATCTGTCTCGCGCCGCAAATCAGGGGAAATAACATGGCCAAATTTAGCAAAAAAATGATGGGTAAAGAAGTTGGCGACGCCGCTACTTATGCTGCACCGCACAAAATGAATGGCAAGCCTCTGGTAATGTCGACTAACCCCGGCAAGGATTCCAGCATCAGTAGCCTTAGCACCATGAAAATGAGTGTTGGTAACTACAACAACGGCCAAAATGAAACTAAAACTTCAGGCATTAAAGTTCGCGGTACTGGCTGCGCTACTAAAGGCTTGATGGCACGAGGCCCAATGGCTTAAGGTTTATATGGCGACACTAGGCGCGTTGACTTATTCTCAATTGGTGACTGCGGTAAGCGATTACACGCAGAACACCTTCGATACTACTGACATGAACACCATGATTCAGCAGGCGGAGCAACGCATCTATAACTCGGTGTCGTTAGCCAATTTACGTAAGACATCGAACACGGCTTTAACGCCAAGTGTACAAACGTTCAACGCACCGACTGACTTATTGTCTGTGTATTCGTTTGCAGTGATTGATGCAAGTGGAAACTACATCTACTTACTCAACAAAGACCCCTCGTTTATGCAAGAGGCGTTTCCCAACCCCACTACAACAGGAACGCCAAAATACTACGCGCTTAACGGCCCCTCAGTACCTGTGACGCGGTTGCAGTTTATTCTGGGGCCTACCCCCAACGCCGCGTTGGTAACGGACTTAAGTTATTTTGCAATGCCCGAGTCTATTGTTACTGCAACAAGCACATGGCTGGGCGACCATTTTAGCTCTGTGCTGCTGTACGGGACACTGGTTGAAGCTAACACCTACATGAAGGGTGAGGCCGATATGACCGCTATGTACAACCAAAAGTATATGGAAGCGTTGGCACTCTTGAAGAACTTGGGTGATGGTAAGCAGCAGACAGACACGTACCGTAAAGAAGAGAGGGTCACGCCGCAATGAGCATCGTTCAGACCCAGACCACAAGCTTTAAAGTAGAGCTTTATCAAGGCATACACGACTTGACGACCGACGTTATCAAGATTGCCTTGTATACAGCTTCTGCGGATTTGAATGAAACTACAACGGCGTATTCCGTAGGTACTCCGGGTCAAGTTGTTGCTGCTGGATACACAGCAGGTGGCTCTATTTTGACACCCATTACGGTGGCGTCTTCTGGGTACACAGCCTATGTGGGCTTCCCTAATGTGTCGTGGACTGCTGCAATTACGGCTAGATGCGCTTTAATTTACAACTCTACGCAGGGTAACAAATCGATTGCCGTTTTAGACTTTGGATCTGACAAAACATCTACGACTACGTTTACAATCACAATGCCCGCCAACACATCAACATCAGCGTTGATTCGCAGTTCAAACTAAAGGTAGAACAATGGCAAGTACGTATACCGCTAACCTAAAACTTGAACTAATCCCTACAGGCGCACAGTCTGGCATTTGGGGTGCGACTACCAACGTCAACTTGGGAAGTTCAACAGCTACGCAGTCGGGCTTAGAGCAGGCTATTGTAGGTAAAGCAACGCTACCTACAGGCGATTTTGCGGCTAACGTAGCGACATACACGCTGACAGATAGCAACGCATATCAAGTAGCCCGTGCGTTTGTTTTGGACGTTACAGCTACTTTGACAGGCGCAGGCACAATTAATGTTCCAGCTATTCAAAAGCCTTATCTTGTCTTCAACAACTCTGTTGGCGGATTTGCCATCACTGTTAAAGTCAGTGGCCAAACAGGTGTAAGTATCCCTAATGGCAGTAAAGCTTGGCTTTACAACAACGGTACTGACGTAGGTGCGGCATTTAACTACGCGCCATCTTTAACTCTTGGAACGCCTTTGACACCGGCAAACGGTGGTACGGGTGGAAATCTTACAACCAATTTTGGTGGTACAGGCAATACTACATATACCGCAGGTGACTTGTCATACTATGCGTCAGGTACAGCTTTTACTAAGATACCAATCGGGTCTAGCACTTTTTTATTAACTTCTTCTGGGACAGCGCCTCAATGGACTAACCCAACTTCAGTGACGGTTGGTACGGCCACAACAGCTACAAATATTGCAGGGGGTGCGGCAAACCGTGTTGTATTCCAATCAGGCGCAAGCACAACGTCGTTTGTTACCGCTCCCGTAACGGTGGGCACTGTGCTTGGGTGGACAGGTACGGTGTTTGATTGGGTCACTGCCCCTTCGTCAACTTCTGCGGTAAATCTTGCTGGTGGTACGGCAGGTGTAGTGCCATTCCAAAGTGGTGTTGGGGCAACATCATTTACCGCTGTAGGCACTTCAAATTACTTGTTGACATCGGCAGGTACGGGTACGCCTACATGGACTAATCCAGCATCGCTGAGTGTTTCTAGCGCAGCAACAGCTACAAACGTTGCTGGCGGTATAGCATCACAGATTCTGTATCAATCAGCCGCAGGTACAACAGCGTTTATCCCCAACGGCGTAGCAGGGCAACTTTTAAAATCCAACGGTACTGCTGTACCTACATGGGTTGATTCATCTACGGTTTCAACCTCAAACGGCAAGCTGTATTTCTTCGGACAATTTTAAGGATTAATCATGGCAACAGGAATTCTTGGACAATCAGCCCCCGTAGCGGCAACATACACAACGATTTACACAGTACCCGTTGGTAAGACTACAACATTCAACATCAGCGTGGCTAATACTACGACAGGAACAATCGCAGCACGTATTGCAGTTGCTGGGTTAGCCACACCTGTAGCTGGCGAGTTTATTGAATACGACACACCGATTGTTGGTAACGGTGTTCTTGAGCGCGGTGGTATTGTTGCGCAAGCTGGTGAGCTTGTTGTTGTGTACAACGCAATGCCGGGTTTAAATTTTAGTGTTTACGGTTTCGAGGAGTAATAAATGTCACGTTCTATAACATCGAGCGACGCAAACGGCGCAACGTTTGAAACCGTAGGTAGCACTGGTGGTTTCAGCGCTGGTGATCTGGTTTATTACGGATCTACTGGGTACAACAAGATCACAGCGTCGCCCCCTTCAACAACAACAAGCTCCCCAACTAAAGCGTACCCAACACTACCAGTTAATGGTGGAGAAAGTGGGTATTTCCAACCGACCAACTTTAATGGTCTTGGGTTCTCTCGCTCTGTTGCCTTATTGTCTAACGGTAACGCGGTGGCTGTATACGCTAACCCTATAGACGGTTATCCTTATTTTGTAGTTTACAACCCCTCAACACGTGCGATTGTGACTGGCCCCACGGTCATCTCAACAACATTCACCATGACGGCGGCAAACAATACAAATGGTCTGAACATAGGTGTTTCTGCGTTTAGCGGTGGTAACTTTTTAGTTTATTGGGGCAATAATTCGGGCGGTACAGCCAGCCGTGTTAACTACGCAACTTACACCAACGCAGGCGCGGCTGTTGTTGCAGTAACCCAAGACGCAACCCTTGCAGTTAACAATATTGCCAGTGGACTCATGCGAGGCGTAACGCTTGCCAACGGTGGTTTTGTTTTGGCGTTTGGCAACGGTAACGATGTACACTTAAGAGCCTATGACGCCGCTGGGGTTGCCCAGTTTGCTTGGGTGTCATTAACTAATTTTTGCTCTTCCGCGGCGTCGACTGGTACGCAATTTTGGGGGATGACCGCCCGTAGCGATAACACCTACTTGTTGACTGGGGCAAATCCAGTATCTGGCAACACATACAACTATACAATTTACAACTACGCTGGAACAGCAGTAGTATCCCCAACATCATTTAGTCCCGTGGTGTCTGGTGGATCATTTGGCGCGACGGACTGCACAACCCTTAGTGATGGGACAACATTTGTAATTGCTTACGTTGGCGAGGTATCATCAGGTTCAGTTGGGTGGGCGTTTAGATTCTTACCAACAGGAAATGTACTTGGTTCTGCGAACTTCTTACAAGGTAATTTTAATTCAGACACAGGAGCTGTTAGTGCAAACTACATGCGTGTTTGGCCACTAGATTCTGGTAGATTTTTAATGACAGGATCTACTGATGGGTCAGCACTAGGGTGCTACGCCATATTTAACTCTTCTGGTACGCCACTACTTGGAACTTCTGGAACTTCTGGAACCGCTTCTTTAATTAGGAGCTTTGGTGGATTTTTTAGAAACGCAGTAAACATGCAAGGGGTAATTGTTTATGGCGGTGTTGCGGAAGTTTATGGAATAAATTCTTTAACAACCAATACTTCACAAAATGTTTTTTGTCGTATTGATTTAACGACATACAACTTGGTGTCTTCAACCACAGTTAATGGTGCAGTCAGCATTTTATCTTCATCAGTCCCTGCAACCACGTACTCCACGGCTAATTCAACACCTTCAAAAGCGTCGTACAGTCTGTCTAACGGTGTGTTTCCCTATGCGCCTAAGGCTGGAGTCGCTGTAACCGCCGCTGGTGTGTACCCAACACCAACACAAATATTAGACAGTGTTGCGTCTTTTGATATGTGTACGCTTACTAACGGTAACGTTTGCCTTATAACAAACAGTTCATCGACATCATATATACAAGCTTACATCTATAACCCTGTTACTTTGGCGTTAATTAGCTCAAGTGTTCTGACCGCCGCTGGTACTTCAGGCACTAACAGCACCACAGGCATAAGCATGACAAATGTGAGGGTTACGCCGTTAAGTGGTGGTAGCTTCTGTGTGGCTGTTGGAACAAACTCTACAAACCTTCGTTTAACCGCTTACACATCTGCGTTTGTCCAACAAGGTAGCACTGTTGATATTACAACAGTTACTCAAGATTTCACTACTGGCGGAAATAACTATGCAATCTGTACTATTTCAGGGGATAGGGTTGTTGCTGTGTACAACACAAGCGCGACAGCAAGTTTTTATGCTGTTTACAGTAGCACCCTTGCAACAGTGGTTTCTGCAACAAGTACTAGCGTAACTGATGTTTCTAAAGTTAGATCACTTGCGGTCGCCCCAATTCCAAAAGGGTTCATGTTTGCTTGCGGTAGAAATACTTCAAACGACACTCGTTTTGCTAACTTTATTGAATACTCAACTAATACTTTTACACAACCATCATACGCTGTAGGAAGCGCAGGTTCTTTCAATAATATTTACACGTTCTTAGCAACCAACGGAAATGGTACATGCTACCTCTTGAATACTAGCTCAAACACGTCTACTGTTCGAGCTCCTTTAGCTACTTCTGCGCTTGCACTTACAACTGTAAATTCATCCTCACTAACAGTTGTTGCAAGTGCGGTGGGAGTAACCGCTTCTGGTAATATAGTTGCGATTGGTCAAAACACCACCTCTCCATACAATACAAACGTAGGCCCGTGTGCAAATGGACTGACACAGGTAACACTTACTGGGTGGACGGGGCCAGCAACGAGGGCTGAATGTCAACAACTTAGGGTAATACCTCTTTACGGCAACCTTGTATTAGTTGGCTACCTAGTTGATAACAACGACGGTATGTGTTTTGGTACGTTGCAAGTTAACGGCGCTCCAGACTCTCAGGTGTTCTCAACAGCAGACGTGTCAAACGGTATTCCAATTTATCCATTGGCTACAACCGCTACATCTCCTGCACTCGCTAACTTAACATTTGCTGGTGTTGCGGTGACTGACTGCGCGGCGGGTGGTACGGGTGTTATCCAAACAACGGGTACAACCAACTTAAACAGCACTTACCCAACAACGACTGCACAGACGTTTGACTACACGGGTCAGGCGGCTCCCGGCGTCAAAGGCACGATCAGTGGTCGTAGCATTTCAATGAGGAAGAGCTAAATGGCAGACACTATTGCTACAGTATTCAACCCTTTAACGGGGGTGTTTGGTTCTGGGAATGTGAGGTTTTTCCCCGGCAACTCAACCACCCAAACCTACACATGGACAGTCCCCGCTGGCGTTGATGCAGTCAGGGCGCGTGTCTGGGGTGGTGGGGGTTACAACGGTGGGTCTGGTGGTGGTTTTGCGATGGAGTCTATCTACGGTATTTCAGGAACAACTTCTATTCTTATCACGGTAGGAACAGGCGGAAGCAGTGGAACCACAACTGGCGGTACATCTTCCTTTGGTTCGTTTGTGTCCGCAACAGGTGGCGCTACAGCGGGTGGTACGGAAGGCGCAGGCTCTGGTGGTGATGTCAACTACACAGGTGGGCTTGGTGTATCTGGAGGTGGTGGTGGTGGTGTGGCAGGACTGTTTGGCAACGGCGGACGAGCAGGCACTACAGTGAACTCTGGCCAAAATGGAAATTCTGGTGGTGGGTGCGGAACAACCGCTAATAATCTAAGTGGTGGACATGGAATTATGGGCGCTGGTGGAATTGCCATACGGACTACCTCTTTTTTTAATGTTGCGCCAACCACGGGTTTGGAAACAGATTTTTCAATTGATTTTATAGGCACTGGTGGTGGTGGCGCTTTAAATCAATCTGGTGTTAACGGTGGTGGGGGCGGTTATTCTGGTACCGCAAACGTAATATGCCACGGCGGTTACCCCGGAGGTGGTATGGGAGCGTTTACCACTTCAACCCTTGGTCGTGGTGGCGCGGGTCTTGTGATTGTGGAGTGGTGATATGGCAATAACAACAGTTAATCAAATCTACAATCCGATTTCTGGAGTCTTTGGCTCTGGAAACATAATGGTTTATGCAGGTTCAACCGCGGCGTCAGGTTCCCAAACAGTCACAACATTTACATGGACAGTTCCAGCGGGTGTAGACGCTGTTCGCGTTCGTTTATGGGGTGGTGGTGGTTACGACGGTGGGGCGGGAGGTGGTTTTGCCATTAAATCTATCTATGGACTTTCTGGCACAACGTCTGTGTTAGTTTCAATTGGTTTTGGTGGTAACGCCTCAACCACAACAGGCGGAACTTCATCCTTCGGTTCTTTTGTATCTGCTACAGGCGGTGCTACAACAAGTGGCGCGGTAGGAACTGGTGTTGGTGGAGACATCAATACGTCTGGGGGTTCAGGAGGCACGGGGGGTTCAGGGGGTGGTGGTGTGGGGTCTATTTTTGGTGACGGCGCGTCATACGGAACCTCCACCGTAAATTCAAGCTTACCAACTTTTGGTGGCGCGGGCGCGGGTCAAGGTAATTACGGCACGTTATCTTCTGGTTCGGGGTTTATTGGTGGTGGCGCGGCTATGCAAACAAATTCCACAGCACCCCTTATCCAAACGCCGTTATCAAACCCAAATTCAGGTTTAGAAAAGTTTTCAATCGATTTTATAGGCACTGGTGGTGGAGGTTACATTAGTGTCAATGGAAGAAATGGCGGTGGTGGTGGTTATAGCGCTGGTGTCTCAGGAGGGATCCCCGGTGGTGGAGGGGGTGAAAACCTTGGTTTAGGCGCACCCGGTTTAGTAATTGTGGAGTGGTAAAAATGAAATACGCAAGAATTATCAACGGTCAAGTTTTGGAAATCATTACACCCCCAGAGGGTTACAACATCACTGACTGCTATCACGCAGACATCGTGAAGACATGTCAGCAAATCCCAACAGAACAAGACGTTCAAATTGGTTGGACATTTGCAGACGGCATGTTCACAGCACCAGTGGTAGTGGAAGAAACACCGACTGAACCTACAACGCCAGTGGTGGAAGAAACACCGACTGAACCTACAACGCCAGTGGTGGAAGAAACACCAACTGAACCTACAGCGTAATCATGTGGGACTGGGCTGAAGCATTCATTGCGGCGGCCTGTATGGTGGCCTTCGTCATCTATGGCACGTACATAATTGCATGGAGCTTGGCGTGATAAATGCGTTGGCTAATTCTGTTACTGCTGTTGGGGCTAGTTGGAGCCGTAGCCAAGAATGGCTGTCATGTGCGCGAGTTCTACAGCATAGGTTACATAATTCACAACCCGTCCGAGCGCCATCAGCAAATGGTTGCGTGGTTAAAAAACAATGCACAGTATTGCAAGCCAGAAGACTATGTAGTGATTTGGAACAACCTGCCTATGTGGGCGGGTACAGCAGACTCGGCAGAAGCCCGATCTTTAATTTTGCGTGGTTATGAAGAAGCGATTAAACGTGAAAAGAAATGATTCAGCTTCACAAATGGTTTCCGTTTGTGCATCCCAGTCCCTACGATGTACGAGCAATAGCCCAAGAGAAAAGAGCCGAGCGACTTGAGTATGAATACAAGCTGGCGTTAGAAGCCGCCAAGATAGAGAAAGCAGTTGACGCACTTGAGATTGAGTTGTACAACAAACGAGCGCGGCAGCAAACAATTGAGTTGGAAATATTTAACAGTACACGACATTTTGACAAACTTGTATGACCAGAAAACCGATACCCAGACAGGTCAAGAAACCTCCGATGGAAACAAAGGAAAAGCTGACGCTGTGGGTCACCCTCATGGTAAGCACAACCCTATGTATCTCCGTATTGGCTATGGTGGTCAGCTTTATGTTGGGTCTGTGGGCCAAGGAAGTGGACAACGCAGAAATTTTCAAAATGATTTCACCCGCTTTTTCTACTCTTATCGGCGGCATGATTGGGTTCCTGTCTGGTATCAAACTCATGCAAAATGACGACTCTAAAAAGGATTCCAAATGCTAACGCTTCTCTCTACCCTGATTTCATTTTTGATGGGCGGCCTGCCCAAGCTGCTGGACTTCTTCCAAGACAAGGCTGACAAACTACACGAGTTGGCTCTTGCTCGGTTACAGATTGAGCGTGAGTTGGAACTGCGTAAAGCAGGCTTTGAAGCGCAGGAGCGCATTGAGAATATCCGGTCAGAACAGTTGGCAACCGAGAGCGCAGCCAACACCGAGCAAGTTTTGATTGGCGCACAGCAAGCCGAATTGCAAGCAATCTACGCTCACGATACATCTCTCAACGAAGGCACAAGCCCTTGGATGAAGAATCTGAGAGCCAGCGTTCGCCCTGTTATCACCTATGGTTTCTTCTTCCTGCTTCTGTTTGTGGATGTTGGCCTGTTTGCCTACGGCTGGCACAGTGGCGTTACGTTTGTAGAGTTAGCTGAGATGCTGTGGGACTCTGATACCCAAGCCCTATTTGCTTCAATCATTGCTTTCCACTTTGGCGGTAGAGCCTTCGGCAAATGAACATCTCTGACAAATGCCTATACATGATTCGCCACCACGAAGGTGTGCGTCAGAATCCGTATAAATGCCCAGCAAAGTTGTGGACGGTGGGCGTCGGGCATGTCATGTTTCCAGAGCAAGGAAAGCTCAAGATAGACCAACGGGATGCTTTTGTGCCACCGCCAGAAGCTATGCGTAAACACAGCATGGAGGAAGTCAATGCAATACTTAAAGCCGATCTTGCTCGGTTTGAGAAAGGCGTGGCTACTTATTGCCCTGTGCCTCTTACTCAAGGACAGTTTGACGCATTGGTATCGTTTTCCTTTAATGTAGGTCTTGGAACTCTTCAGCGGTCAACCATGCGCCAAAAGGTGATTCGTGGTGATATGGAAGGCGCGGCAGAAGAACTCTTGAAGTATTGCATGGCCGGGGGTAAAATTCTCAAAGGGCTGCAAAAGCGTCGCATCGACGAGCGTGCCGTGTTTCTATCCTAGGACTGCCCATGCCATTACAAAAAGTTTTATTTAAGCCGGGCGTCAACCGCGAAAATACCCGCTACGCCACCGAGGGGGGTTGGTACGAGTCCGACAAAGTTCGGTTTCGTCAGGGTACGCCAGAGAAAATTGGTGGTTGGGTACAGTACTCTGCATTCACTTTTCTTGGTGTATGCCGCTCCCTTTGGAATTGGGTAACGCTGGCTGGACAAAACTTGATCGGTGTGGGTACTAGTCTTAAGTTCTATATTAATCAAGGTGGTGCGTACTACGACATTACCCCAGTTCGTAAAATTGTTAACCCCATGCTGGGGCTATCCGGTACAGGTAATCCGTTCACTGCGGTAGCTGGCTCCAACATAATTACAGTCTACGACGCAAACCACGGGTGCAGCACCGATTCTTATGTTATCTTTAGTGGCGCTACCGGGTTGGGCACAAGTATTACTGCGGCGGTACTTAACAACGTTCTCGGTTATCGCGTTACCCAGTTAGATGCCAACACATACACATTTACAGTAGCTGTGCAAGCTAATGCTACTGACGCTTTGGCTTCTCCCGGCGGAGGGGCTAATTGTGTAGCAACATATCTAATTAATGTGGGCACAGAAGTTCAGACCCCATTTACTGGATGGGGCGGTGGTGGTTGGGGTCTTGGCGGTTGGGGAACTAACGCGGTTACTGGCTCACCATTACAACTTTGGACGCAAAACAATTTTGGTGAAGATTTAATTTTTGGCCCAAGTGGTGGAGCTATCTATTATTGGAACGCCAGCGTTCAGTTACCCGGACAAGAATTTACCGTTTCAATTGCGTCTCCCGCAGTGCTTACTTTTGCTGAAGCGCACGGACTGCTTCCTAATGACGCCATTCAGCTTAATACAACAGGCGCTTTACCCACTGGCTTATCCCCAAATATTACATACTACGTGGCTACAGTTCCGTCATCAACAACGCTTACTTTGAGTGCAGTAACACCAAGTACTAGCGCGTTAAGCGGTGTGGCTATTACTGGCACAGCGGGGCAATTCTCTTGCACAGCAGCAACTTCAACCTTGGTGGTTGGCCAGACTGTCGTTATTAGCGGGTCGTTTGGCGGCACAGGTTCAATCACAGGCTACGCTAGTCCAACAACGTACTACATTACGGCTACAAACGGAACCACTACGTTTACTTTGTCCACTACTCCCGGGGGCGCTGGCGTAGTAACCACTGCGGGAACACCTACAGGTCTAACGTATACACAGTATCTTACGATTAACACATCAGGCACTCAGTCTGGCGTTCAGTCTTTATCTGTTAGGGGTATACCCTTAACATCTTTATATGACGCATCGGACGTACCAACCGTACAAAATTTACTATTCATATCTGACGCCAGCCGTTTTGTGTTTGCGTTTGGTTGTAATGATCTTGGCGGTACGATACAAGACCCAATGCTAGTTCGCTGGTCTGACCAAGAAAACCCCACAATGTGGACGCCAGCAATTACAAACCAAGCAGGCAGTGTCCGCTTTTCCCACGGCTCAAAGATTGTCTCAGCAATCCAAACCCGTCAAGAGATTGTGGTTTGGACTGATTCCGCTGTCTATTCACTACAGTACTTAGGCGCTCCATTCGTTTGGGGTTCTCAACTCTTGGGTGACAACATCTCTATCATGGGCCCAAATTCTGTGGCACTGGCTTCTGGCGTTGTGTACTGGATGGGTGTTGATAAGTTCTATTCCTACGACGGTCGTGTAGATACGCTTAACTGCGATTTGCGTAAGTACATTTTCCAAGATATTAATTTGGGTCAGAACTACCAAATATTTGGTAGTACCAATGAAGGTTTTAACGAAGTTTGGTGGTTCTATTGTTCAGCCAACAGCACTGTTATTGACAAATACGTTGTGTACAACTACTTAGAAAAAATCTGGTACTACGGAACTATGGGCCGTACAGCATGGCTTGATTCTGGTTTGCAGGACACCCCTATTGCTGCAACCTACGGCACTAACGGCGAAGGTAAAATTGTCAGCCACGAACAGGGCGTGGACGATGCGGAGAATACCGTAGTGTTGCCGATTGAAGCCTACATCTCATCGTCTGAGTTTGATATTGGAGATGGCCACAACTTTGGTTTTGTTTGGCGTATGCTCCCTGACTTAAGTTTTACGGGGTCGGATTCAACCACCACGCCGCAGTTGACTTTAACAGTGTACCCAATGCAAAACTCCGGTTCTGGGACAAGCACGCCTGTGGCGGCTAATGTGGATAAACTTACGGGCGTTCAGTACCTAATTACTGAAGGATTTACAGGACAAGTCAATACGCGCTTACGCGGTCGCCAGTTAATTATTAAAGCATCGTCAGACACCCTTGGCACTGCGTGGCAGCTTGGCGCAACTCGTATTGACATTAGACCGGACGGCAGACGCTAATGGCTGAATTAAACGCAACCTCACCAAACTTGCCGCTGGCCCCAGCAGAGTACGAGCGCCAGTATCAGGATCAATTAAACAATGTCTTGCGCCTATACTTTAATCAGCTAAGTAACCCCGGTGATATGGGCGGCGCAACGTTAAATTTAAACATTGCTACTTTGCCAACAAGTGCCGACTTTAATGATCTTAGGTCTGGCGATGTGTACTACGACATTTCGGGTGGAACTTCAACAAGTTACCCCCTAAGAATTAAAGCATGATATTATTGAACAACTCCCATTTTGAGAGGCAACTATGAGCCTTGCAGCACTAGCCGACCACATGGCATCCAAGGGTCGCGGCCCTGACTCGATGCTTATCCACATGTCCCCACGTGAAGTGCAGGGGCTACAAGCGTTGGCCATGAAACATGGCGGCTCCCTTACTATTAACCCAGAAACGGGTCTACCTGAAGCTGGCTTCTTGGATAAGTTGTTACCAACTATTATTGGCGCTGGATTAACTTTCTTCTCTGGCGGCGCAATCAATCCCATGATGGCTGCTGGTATTGTTGGGGGTATCCAAACAGTACGTACTGGTGATATTGGTAAAGGTATTGCAGCAGGTCTAGGCGCTTACGGCGGTGCGGGTTTGACTTCTGGTCTTATGGAAGCAGGGACTTCTACAATCGGTGCCGCAGAAGCTGCCAAAGGGTTAACTATGACCCCCGAGTTAGCGGGAGAGTTACAAATTGCTGGGGAAGGCGCAAAAGATACCTTACTGCAACAGCAAGTCACGGATAGGATGGCCGCTGCTACGCCGTACGAAAAACTTTCATCTGGGTTTGATGCGTTTAAAAATAACCCTATGGGCGTGACTAAGTCTTTGGCGAGCCCTCTAATGATGGCCGCTGGCCCCGCTATTCTTGCTGGCGCAAACGTACAGTCAAAAGGCCCACAGACCATAACAAAACCCGGCATGATTCGCCCCTATTCTTTTGATCCATACGGCGGTACATACACAGCCGGGACTCCGTACGAGGCTATGCCTACTCGTGCAGCAGGTGGTGGTCTGATGGGTATGAATGATGGCGGTTACAACCCCGGTAAATTAAACTTTGCGCAGCAGGGTGAGCCTGTTGTTCGTATGGCTCGCGGTGGTATTGCCCATTTTGATGGTAGTGAAGGCAGTTTAGTTGGCGACGGCGGTGGTGGAATTAACGCGGATGTTAAAGCAGCTATTGATAGTGCGTATGCCAGTGGTGATTACGGCAGAGTTAATGAGCTTGCTCAAGAAAACAAAATTACCGCCGCTGATGTAGCTTCTACATATCAAGGTTTTGACACTTCTGGCTTGGCTGGTTTGGGAATTAATTTGTATACCCCAGACACCGGTAGCGGCGGTGACGGTTACGGCGGCGGCGGTGGTGATGGCGCTCCTGTTGACTACTTTGCACAACAATTTGCGCCAGATGTTTTTGCCCCCGTTGTTACTGGCGATGGCGGTAGCGGTGTTGATACTGTTGCCCAAAACTACTGGAACGAGCAAGCTGCTATCAGAGATGCCGCTGCAAATCAGTCCAACATAGACATGTGGAATCAACAAAACGCAGAAAAGTGGGCAAAAGAAGCTTTGACACCCGTCAAGTACACCGACGCGCAACTGTCCGCGTTCTTTTTAGACCCAAAGAACAAAGATGTAGATATTCAAAAAGCCATTAAAGATTTTAATGCTGATCCTGCTGGGGTTAATCGTTACATTGCCAGTTTATCTAGTCCGTTTGTAGGCTCAACAGAAACAAAAGGTGGTTCAGGCACGCTTGGAATTTATAACCAAATGGTTGCGCGGGGTATTGACCCCAAAGAAGCGTACGATGCGCTTATTAAAAACGACCCTAACTACAAAGGCTGGTCGTTAGAAGACATTCAGCGTGGTTACAACTTAGACAAAGGTGCGTATGCGCTGTCAAAAGAACTAGGCGGAAAAGTCTCTGACAAGGACTGGGTTAAGTTCATGGATGCCAACAAGTACTCCATCAACGATGCTGCTCAAGCTTTTGGTTTATCCCTTAAAGAAGTGCGAGATCGTTACAACGCGGTTAAAGCTGCCGAAAAAGTTGTAACTACAGACAAAGGCACAAATACTACCGGTACCGGTACAGACGTAAACTTAGGAACCGCGACTAATCTATCTCCCGGTGTAGGCGGTGGGGGCAATACCTATGTCAATTCTAACGGCACAATAACAACCCGCCCCGATTTATCTTTAGGGATGGGTCAAGTACGTGATGATTACGTAAGAGGTGGCGGTAACTTAGGGTACATTCCCTACGCGCCTAAAACAATTGAAGAGTTTGACACTAAATACGGCAGCAGGTTAACTGGCGGGTCTAAGCAGTCTTACGACTACTTGACCGGCAAAACACCGTACGACCCTACTCCTTACACAAAGACTGGCGAAATTATGAAGCCGTACTTTGAGTCCGTTGGCCGATTCCCAGAAAACCGCAAAGCTAAAAAGTATGTGTTTGTAGATGGAAAGTATCAACTTAACCCCGACTACGTAAAACCTTCTTACGTACTTGCTGGCGAAAAAGCTGCGGCGTTGACTAACCAAGACAAAGAACCTACTGAGAGTCCCGGTGCCGGAAACAAATGGACATGGAATTCTGTAGATAAAAAGTGGGAAGCTACGCCTATTAGCAGTGAGACTAAAAATACTGAAAATACCGAAGTAATTGCTGGTGGCGGCGGTGGAGATGCTAACGGCGGTTTAATGAAACTTGCTCGTGGCGGTATGGCTGGTCAGTTTAACCTTGGCGATTACTCAGATGGCGGTCGCTTGCTTCGCGGCCCCGGCGATGGTATATCTGACTCCATTCCCGCAACGATTGGCAACAAGCGCCCTGCACGTTTGGCCGACGGTGAATTTGTTGTGCCTGCACGCATTGTGTCTGAGTTGGGTAATGGCTCAACTGAAGCTGGTGCGCGTAAGTTATACGCAATGATGGATCGTGTACAAAAAGCCCGCCGAGGCACAGTCGGCAAAGGTAAGGTGGCAAAGAATAGCCGCTCCGACAAATATCTTCCCGCATAAGGAACAGACATGGCTACAAGCTCAACCCCAACACAAATTACGCAAACAAACTACGGCTTTGCGCCGGAAGTTGCGCCTTATGCGGAAGGCTTACTAGGTCAAGCACAAGCACTGACTGACATTGAGTACAACCCGTACATGCAGTATCAGGGTGAGCGTGTTGCGCAGTTCTCTCCATTGCAGCAAATGTCGTATGAAAATGCGGCTTTGATGCAAACTCAGCCTCAGCTACAAGACGCAACTGCTTTAGCTGGGCAAGCTGGCCTTGGCGCACTAAATACAAGCTACACATACAACCCACTAAACCCACAGTCTTTTAATGCTCCGGGAGTAGCAGGGGTTGCTGACGGTAAAAGTACTGCTGGTCAATATATGTCCCCCTACATGCAAAATGTGGTGGATATACAACAGCAAGAAGCTATCCGACAAAAGCAAATTGCCGACCAAGGTATGCAGGCTCAAGCAACTAAGGCTGGTGCTTTTGGTGGTAGCCGTGACGCAATCATGCGCGCAGAAGCTAATCGTAATTTGGCGACTCAACTGGGTAGTATTCAAGCTACTGGCTTACAAAATGCGTACCAACAAGCGCAGCAACAATTTAACCAAGAACAAGGGCAGAGATTAGCTGCGGGGCAATTAAATGCTCAGCAGGGGCAGTTTGGTGCGGGGCTAGGTTTACAAGGTTTACAAACAGCGCTGACTGGTGCAAATGCTTTAGGTCAATTAGGGCAGCAACAATACCAGCAAAACATGGGTGTTAACGCACTGCAGAATCAATACGGCTTGCAACAACAAGCGCAAATGCAAAAAGATATTGACACCAAGTACGGTGACTATACGGCTGCGCAAAACTATCCATACAAACAGCTCGGCTTTATGTCCGACATCATTCGTGGCGTGCCGCTGACTCAGACTGGCTCATCTATTTACACAGCACCTCCTTCAACTGCGCAGAATATTGCTTCGTTGGGTCTTGGTGCGGCTGGTATCAGTAAGCTTATGGCTAACGGCGGTGTGGCTATGTCTAATGGCGGCGGTCTCGGCGCACTTGCGTTAAATTCTCTGGCGTAAGGAATAATCATGATTGACCAAGCATCAGTATTCGCCGAGCGGTTTAAGGGTAATCCCCAAGTACTGCAAGCTACAGTTTTAGGTCAGGGTAACATCCCCGGCCTAGACCCCTACACTGCGTTAAACGCACTGAAGTTAATTAAAGAATCCCAAAGAATGGAGATGGCGGGTCGGGCACAACAGCCAACTTCGTCGCCTTCAATCGTTGCTGAAGCGTTAGC